CTCAGTAGCATATTTTGATTTTTGAGCATTAATTGATACTCCTAACTTCTCATAGAATTCTGTGAGTTTGTTATCGGGATCATATATCCACAGGTCGTCACCTATCTTGTTATACATCGCTTGCCTTTGGCTTGTTGATGAATACCAATCTTTATACTCTTTTTCATAGTATATGCTTTGAGCATATTCTAATAAGAAAAGGTCGGTTAATGTTGCTAATGCAAACGAAGCATGGATACCCATGCCTTGTCCTACAGCGTAACGAGTCTCTTTGCCGGTGTTTTGCACTGACCAAGGACACTTTACCACTAGGTTATACCACTCATCAGATATTTCTTTTGAGTATAGAACCTCTAAAACATCCTTTTGCAGCTTGGCTGGTAATCTATCCGTCCAATTGGACGCATCGATCGAAGCTATGCCTGCCCTCAGGGACAATTGTAATTTTTGGAAACCACCTACGTGGTCAAAGATATTACAGGTGTCAGAAAACTTAAGTTTAATTATTCTTAAGAGATCCTTCTCTAAAGGTTTAAGGAGAGTCTGCGTGTATATATCACCGATTGCTATGCAACGGCTTTTATTACCTGCATCGGGGATGCTAGTAAGCTTCCGAAGGGTAAGATTTTTGATCTTCCTATCTTTGGCTAGTTTGCTAACATCTTCCACTTTGGAACCGATTTTCCAGACCATTTTGGCTAGATCTTCGTTACCTACTAACAAACAAAGTTTGTTGAAGTGCTTCCAGAGGGGACCATCTATTAGAAGCTTAGCTTCTATGTCGATATTGTTCCATCTAGAGCTCCCGAGTGGCCCTGTCGTATTATTCCTTATGGAAGGTTTAGAGTACCAGCATTCTGTTACCTTTACATCCCATTTAGGTGATTCAATTTTAGACTTAAGGAAAGCCTTAAAATCCTTACGAATCCAATCTATATTTAGACCAGGTTCTTCTATTGAACTTAAATCAATTTCGGAATAGTCTTCTACCATTCTTGGAATGGCAAAGATTGTTCTTATAATTTGATCAAAATAATGCGAACTCTTATTGTTTTCAGATACTTGATGGTATAAGGGACGAAGGTGGTCAAAAATGTTTGGCCATCTATCGATCTTTCCAGTTGAGATCTGTTGGTTGTTTATTGGGACATTAGTGCCTTCTAAACATGTCACGCTATAATTAGTTAGCGTCTTATACCTCTTAGTACCGAATGCGATACCAAGGGAAAGAATGAGCTCATTATGTATAACTATATGTTCTCTAATAACCTCTTCCAAAAAGTCCTGTTTAAACAGTTTCTTCGTAGAAGAACCTTGCACTAAGCCATCTCTATTGAGACATGCTTTGTGTAACAGAGTCTTAAGGATGTGAATT